CATGTGCTCGTACGCCTGCCGCGGTGCCAATCCCACTCCACGCAGCCCACCCGTGACGAAAGCGCCGACGGCCGTGTTGTCATGCTCGGCGGATTTGATTCGGCTCGCCTTGTCTTGCGCCTTGTTCAGCTCTTCCGTCGTGGGCAAATTGCCGGTCCGAATCGCCTCGTCGATGATCTGCTGGTCTTCGCCGAGCATTGCCCCCTGCGTGGCGAGGTCGAGCATCTTGCTTGCCGCCTTGCCACCTTTGCCGCCAACCCCGCCCGCGCCGATGGCTGCTGTCTCCGCGTCGATCTTCCGCGTCTCGGCCTCGGTCTTCTTGATACCGGCGCGATGAGCTGCGGCGCCCGCGTATGCCTCAGCCGAGTGAGCTTTTGCAAGCTGCGCCTGCGTCTGCGCAGTGAACTGCTTGAGCTTCATCTCCTCGTGGTCTTTGATCGACTGCTGGGCCTTGTCGGCAACCGCCGTGCCCTTCTCGGCGGCCTTGGCCACGAGCGCCGCTTGTGTCTGGTCGGCGGCGATCATCTTGTCGGTGTACCCGGCGGCGCGGAGCATCTTCTCGCGCTCGGTCGCGAACGCCTGATACATCCCGGCTTCCTGATTCTGAATCTCGATCTGCGCGAAATGCCGGTCGCTCTCGCTCATCTCGATTTGCTTTTCCTGCTTCTTGAGCAGCGCCTCTTGCTGTTTGCGGTGGTTCTCGACGGCCGTATCGAGGATGTGCATCGCCGCGTTCGGCGTGCCGGTGAGCGCGGACGCGAACTGACCGAGGCCGACGGACAGCGCGGCCAGCACGTGGCTTGCCGTGCTCTTGTTTTCCCAGAAGTCCGTGATGCGCATGTCGGCGTATCGCTGCCGCTCGTCGCCGAGATGCTTCTCCGCGGCGGCCATGCGCTTGGTCGACTCCGTCTTGAAGTCGGCGATCTTGTCCTGGAAGTGGGCATACGCCTCGGCCTCCTTCGAGGCCTGCAGCGCTTCGCGGGTCTTGCCCTCTTCGAGGGCGAGCTCTTGCACCCGCCCGGCCATCTTCTCGTGCTCGGCGGCCGTGCGCTGCTCCGCGGAAAGCGGGTCGGTGGGCGGGGCTGCGGGCGCGGGCACGGCCGCCGGCGCGGCGGCCCTCGAGTGTGCGGCGGGGGGCGGGCCAGCGGGGCGCGTGGGAGGCAGAGCACGCCCCTGCACGGGCAGGCCAGTAGGCGGCATATCCTCGGCAGGGGCGGCGCGCGCCGCTGCCGCCTGGTCGATAAGATCCGTGACCGACGGCTCCGCTACCGTCGTCGACGCCATTTGCCGGGGACCGGTGGGGAGAGGAATAGTCGTAGGTGTCAGCGTCGGTTGAGGGGAAATCGGTATTTGCGGCGAGGGCATGGCAGCAGCGGCTGCCCGCTCCGCATCCAAGCGTCGCGCCTCCTCCTCGTTCGCGGCGGAATCGGTCGCAAGCCCTGCGCCCTCAGGCATGGCGCCCCCGCTTGCCCCGAGCCATGCGTGCCACCGCGCCCGCGAGCGCGAGTGTCAGCCGCTCGGTGTCCACCCGCTTCATACCGTCGGGCCCGGTCTGGACGAGTCCGCGACCGATTTTCGTCTTCTCGAGCTCCTGTGCCATTGGCCCGTGGTGCTCGCCTGGAGGCCCCTGCCCGTCTCGGTACTGGTAGGAGTGCTCCTCGAGGGCATTGAGGAACTCGTGCACGTCGGCGTCCGAGTCGCGCTTGACGTCGCGCTTGGCGCGCTCGTCCGACATTTTCGCGGCCATCGCGCCGCCGCTCGCAAGCGCCCCGACGCTCGCGCCATAAATCCCCGCCTGTCGCCCCTTATTCGCCTGCTCGTTCGTGAGCTTCATCCCCGTAGCGCCCTGCTCGACGCCCAGCGCGCCGAGCGCTTGGTTACCGAGCCCGAGCTTGTACTGGTTCGCGATCGATTGCCCGGTAAGGCTATTCGTCGCGTTGGCGCCGCTCGCGCTCGTGTCGAACCCCGCGTTCGCGAGCGACGTCTGCGTTTCCATCCCCGCGCGGCCCATGGCAAGCCCCTGCTCTGCCGTGCGGGCGTCCGAGAGCGCCCCGCCGAGCTGCCCGCGGGCCACGGCCTGCTCCTGCGCTCGCATCATTGCGGCGTCAGTGCCCGCGCGCTGCTGCCCCTGCGCGATGTTGGCCATGGCGTCCCGTTTGGCTGCAACCGCGGCCGTTCCGCGCGCCTGGCCGGCCATGCCCTGTTGCTGGGCGGCGATATCCTGCTGTTGCCGCTGAAATTGCATCTGCGCAGCCGACGGCGCTTGCCCGTTCGCCGCGGCCGTGAGCGCATCGAGGTAGCCGGTATCGCGCTGGCGCAGCGGATCGATCTGGCTCTGGTCGATGTTTCCCGCAGTCGCGTGCCCCGCCTGCACAATCGGGACATTCGTCTGAGCGACGCCTCGATCGCCCATGAACTGGTTATAGGCATCGAGCGCTTGCTGCCTGTCTTCGTCGGTCTGCCCCGAGTCAACAGGAGTAGCGGCCGCGCCACCCATCCCGAGTCCCTTCATGAAGCCGCCGACAACCGGAATATCACCAATATCAAATCCCACGTTAGCCGCTCACTTTCTGACTCACCGGGAGCCGCATCATTCTACCGCGCACGCTCATTTCGAGGCCGAGTACCTTGAATCGCCAACCGCCGGTCAAATTGCCTGTTTCCGTTTCTTCGACAATCAACTCGATATTGGTCATGCGCGTGGGCGATGGTCTCACTTCGAATTCCTGCATCGCGCTTGTGGACATGTCGATCGTCGCCTGCCACGTGCTCGGCGAGGCACCATTGCCGTACGTGATGGACGCCGTTACCTGGATACTTGAGGCGCCTACCCACGTGCCCGCGCCTTGAATCCTGTGGATGCGCTCGAAGCCCCGGATATTGCCCAGCGAGAGCGGCGCAAATGAAACGCGTGGGAGAATTGCCGCGCTTTCATCGTCGTAATACTGATCTGGCGTCTCGTAATGGACGCGGCCGTCTGAGGTCAGGTAGTAGTGCACCCCCGCGTGCTCGGTCGCCGCGACCACGTCCCCGGGCAGCGGCCATGTGTACCACTGGCCAACGGCATCGCCGCCCCCCTCGCCACATGGGTTGCGCATGTCGAAGACGAGCGCCGTGTGTACCGGCGTGGGCGTGGGTGAGCCAAGCGGTCCCTCGTCGGCCACCCAGTCGAGCACATAGGCGTCGACGTTAGCCACTACTCCACCCTCGGACTAAGGCCCACTTGCCACGGGAACACGAGACCACCTATTGAAAGCAGCGCCGTCTCACCGTCGGGCGACACGAAATACCCGTCGTTTGCCCCTATGGTGCCCCACAGGTCGACGAGTTTGCCGTGTTTGCCCTTGTAGCTGGACGTGAGGGACACCAGGCCGAGCTCGTGCAGCGGGTAATCGCCGTCCGACAGGACAGGGACATTTGGATCGACGAGGGCGTCGGCACCCCCGGTGACCGTGGCGGGCTTGTTGAGCAGGAACGAGCCCGGCGCCACGGCAAACATCTGCATCGTGGTGCCCGATGGTGCCTTGCCGTAGAAATACGGCGTCCCCGCGCGCGGCGCGAGCAGCGGCCAGATCGACGTGCTCTCGAACTCGAGATTGACGATGCAGCCGACGAGCGGCGTGGTCCACTCGGTGATGGGACTGCCCGCCCGGCCGAACTCCCACAAGAGCGCGCGGTTATCTGTACCGCCGTTGAACACCTGCGCGACGATCCGCGTGTTCTTGCCGTCCGTCGAATGCAGCACATGGCTGACGTGCACCCATGCCTCGGTGGGGTAGTGCCAGTAATCGTTTCGGATCTGGATCTCGTCGGTGGCAGTAGGCCGCGCGGTCGTGGTCCCACCCGTGAATCCCGCCGCCACACTGATGACCACCGAGACGTAATAAACGGTCCCGTGTGTCGTGAGCCAATCGATGCACACCTGCAGCCCCGTGGCCGGCTGCTTGAGCACGATCCAGGAATGCGCGCCTGAGCTCGCCGCGACGATGGCCCCGTTCGATGTGAGTCGATCGACGCCATCGAGCCCCGCGGTGCTGCTGTCCGAGCTGCCCACGCACGTCCACGGCAGCGTGCCGAATCCCAGGAGCGCGTCCTTGATAGCCCGAAACATGGTCGCGGCCTGCCCCGATACCGCATCGGCGACGAGGTTGGGCGTGAGTTGCCACGTTTTCGTGAGGCGTGGGAACGCAAACATTACGCTGGCGCCTCCATGGCTGTTCCGCCATCCCACGGCAGCACCCACGAGGCCACCTTGACCCAAAGTTTGGTACCGCTGGCGGGGATGTGGTCGCCGTCGGAGCTTGCCGCCGCGGCGTAGAAGTCGGGCAAGATGCCCTGAGGACCGTTCCAGGGGCTGGTGCTCGAGTAATTGTGTCGGCCGATGCCGACGGGTGACATCAGGTACGCCGCCTTGAGATCGTTGTACCCGTAACCCGACTCGGCGAGGTTCGTGAGGGCCGAGCAGTCGAAGTCCGTGATGGCCCAGCTCCCGGCAGACGCCGAACCCGGCGGGACGACGATGAACGGCGCGTTCGGCACGTCCAGAAACGTCGCGTTCGCGCAGTAGTCTTGCATCCACGCGCTGCGGGAGTTGTTGACGCCCGCGACGAGAGATGACTCGAGGGTGGGATAAGGCGGCAGCATGCTGCCGAGCACCCACGTCGCCCGCCCCGTGCTCGATGGCGTGTGCGGGGTGACCGCGTACATCGTCAGACCGTCGTCAGACAGCCATACGTTCACGCGCGTCTGCGAGTCGTAAAACTGCCGGCTCGCCATGTAGGCCTCGTCTGGCGCGGCGGGGCGGTATTTTTCGCTCCCACCGCTGAACAATCCGCCCGGGGATACCACGACGGATAGGAACGATCCGCTGATGATCTGCCCGATATAGTCGATGCAAAACTGAGCGCCCGTCGGATGGTTGTAGACCATCCACGAATGGATCGTGCCGGTATTGCTCGCGCTCACCACGTCGGCGACCGCCGTCCATCGATCGACGCCGTCCATCGCGCCGATGACGCTGTCACTCGAGCCGGCCACCGCCCACGGCGTGGCGAAGCCCGTAAGCGCATGGTGAATCTTGAGCAGCATCGATGGGCCCGACGAGACCACGAGGTTCTTAGAAAGCTGCCAGGTCTTGGCTTTCGTGGGCAAAGACGAAGACATCAGGTCGTCTCCGCGTGTAGCCGCGCCTGCAGCGTTTTCGGATCGAACACAGCACCCTTGATCGCCTCGCCCTTGTAATTTTCCACACCGGCGTTTACGTCCACGATCTGCAGCGAGCGCGTGAGCAGCCACATGCGGCCGTCCGTCGCCTGGAACACGAGCCCCCCGGGCGTGGTCACGAGTGAATGCGGGTTGGTACAGCCGAGCGTGCCCGGAAGCCGCGTCGGCTGATACTGCCCGCCACCACGCGCGCTATCGGGACCGTCACCGCTGATGACCCAGATGCCTTGATCCGAAAACAGCGCCGCGTAGTTGAAGTCCACACCGCCGCCCGCGCGGATGCGGCCCGCCTCGGCGATGTTGAAGGCAAGCGTTCCGGAGAAAGCAAATCCAAAGCCGGCGGTCTTTTCCTTGCTCACCCACACGTCGCCTTGCACGTCGGTGTCGAGAAGAAACATGCGGTTGCGCCATGCGAACGCAGCCCGAAACGGCGGTGGCGGGTCGTTGGGCAATTCGGCGTTGTTGTACGTGTAAAGAGTTTCGTTAGTGAAAATCGACGTCTGGTAGAGGTCGAATACCACCGTTCCAGTAGCCGGGTCGTTACTGACCGTGAATTGAAAATACGGCGTCGTGCTATCGGCCTGGGTTGCGTACAGCTCGATAAACCATTCTCCCGCGGCGCTGTTGGTGGCGTGAAAATAATCCAGCGCCCACCGAATCGACGCGTTTGCGCTCGCGATAGTAACCGTCGCGCCTGGCGAAGGACGCGATCGGTGGATGTTGCCTGCCGAGTCCCGAAACGCGTAGAGGTAGTAGCAAACATAGTCCCCAAGGGGTAGGCCGCCTGTATATCCCGGGACTATCTCCGCCACGGTTGGCGCGTTCTTGGGATACATCGTGATGTACTCCGCGACGTTTTCGCCTGCCACGTGGAGCGGCCAAGCGCCGGGGATTGCGACCTCCTGCTCGGGCGCTACAGCGACGAGCGGGCCGAGACGGTCCGAGTCTGTGGCGTCGATGGCGAAGGTAATTTCACGCGAGACGTAAAGGGCACTCGACCACCCATTGACCGCAGCGATCACGTTCTGGGTGTCGGTGATTGCGCGGATGACCCAGTAGCCGTTTTCCGTGCCCTGCACGAAGGTCGCGCGCTGGGCAGCGTCGCCACCTTGACCGTAAAGAGCACGGCCGACGATTTTCCCGTCGCTCGCCTGCAGCAGGTAGTACGCACCCTGAGCGTGGGCGAGGCTGTCATCGTGCTGGGCGAGGATGTACCAAGTCGTATCGCCGCTCAGGTGAAACGGGTGCGATAGGAGAGTCAGCGCCCGTCGTGTCCAGACTTGGCCACCAGAGACGCCGCCGCTGTCGTGTGTGCGGCACTCGATCTCGTCGTTCTCGGGCTTCCCCGTCGTGCCCGTGAATGGGTCGGACGAAAACGTGATGAAGTTCCCGCTGCTCAAGTAACCACTGAGGAGCTCCGGAGCGCTCGCGAAGCCTGCCAGCGTGGCCGTCGCGGAGAGTGCCAGCGTCGTAAGGTTGATTGTGTGCGCAACGGGCTTGGCATAGCCGCCCCCCGTGATGACGAAGTAGTACGCCGCGGGGCTCGGGTCGGCCGCATCCTCGAGCCACGAGACCGTACTCAGCCCTGAAGCAGGGGGCGTAGCAGTAATCGCGATGCCGACGTTTCCGGGACTGGCCTGCGGCAGCGACGTAGTGGGGTCAAGGAACGAAATGATACCCGGGGACGTACCGCCGCCCGTCTTCGCCAGGGCCTGGCCAGCGATGGCCACGACAGCCACTCCCGACGGGGTAAGACGCACGTCAAAACCCGAAACGAACGTGGTACCAGCGTTGCCGCCATCATAGTAGGTCGACACGACAGGTGCCGTCTCGGGGTTCGCCGGGTCGAACTTCGCGACGTAGATCAGATAATTCGTCGCGGTGTAGTGCGCACCGATGAATAGCCACACGTAGCCGCCCGCCACCACGGGCTTTGCCATCCATCCGGAGCCGGTCGCGATGGCCGTCGTCTTGACGACCTCGGCGCCCGTGGCTGCGTCGACGATGCGGTAATACCAGTAGGTTTTGCGGTTGTATAGCGTCTGACCGGCGCCCACCTCGTCGCCGTTGTGCTCGGCGACGACGTTTTGCCCGATGTCGCCGCAAAAGTAGTAACGGTACTTCCCATCGGCGCTCAGGCACATCGAGGGCTTGTACCCGTAGGGCATGACTTCCGGCGACGGTGCAACGGCCACGGGTCTGCACGCGGCCTTGCGCATCCACTTGCCCATGCTCGCGCTGCGCACGTAGACGCCCTCATTCGAGCGGAGCACGACCGCATCGCCGTTGCTCGCGAGCCCGCGGCCGTTCGGGATGGTGCCCGAATCAGCGAGCAGATCCATCCGCGTGTAGCCGTTGCGCTTCTGATAGAGCCCGGGCGTGGGTTGGTGCACGTTGCGCAGCTCGGTGAGCTTGCCAGGGGCCAGGAACTCCGGGTCGGTGCGCTGGTCTACGCCCTTGGGTACGATGGGCAGGAATTGTTTCTCGAGGGGCATCAGCTCTGCTCCGCCTCGATCCCCATGACGTTCTCGCCCTGGCTGCCGATCTCGCCGCTGCTCTCGGCCATGAGCGCGCCGGCGTCGAGCCGCAAAAGCATCTGCTCCTCGACGATGGTTACAACGTCGGTCGAGCTCACGAGCGAGCTACCGCCCACGGTCACCGACGACGGCAGCGACAGCGCCGGGAGCGTGGGGGCGGGAACAAGTGACCACAGTTGCCGCGGCATCACCACACCGCCAAGGCACAAGTCACATCTGCCGTCGCCGCGAGAAACAAGAAACGCTCGTCGGGCGCGCGTGTCTGCGCCACGAGAGCGAATTGGTCATGATTCGTGGCGAGCCAGCGCGCCGGAGGCCGCCCGAGGCCGTGCGCGATCTGGGTCTCTGCCGTCCCGATGTCCTGCAGCCCGAGGTCATGCGCACCCGCAATGTCCCCGAAAAGCTGCGAGAAGCGCAGGAGTTCCCGCCGGAGCGTGGCCAGGTCCCCTGTTGGGACGTCGTTGTATTGAGGCTTCACCGCTTCTTACGCCCCTCAACGCCCTTGAGCTTCCCCTTGTTGATCGACGCGTAGAACACGCTTTTGCCCTTCTTCGCGCCGTACTCCTTCGACATGGCGTCAAGGATCCGCTGCCCCTTGCTCGTGAGCGGCATCAGTACCTCCCCGAGATGTCTTCCACCGTCTGCGGAGTGCCGTTGTAGAACATGGAGAGCGACTCGCGCAGCTCCTGCCAGAGCGCCGCGGCCTGCTGCAGGTGCGGGTTAGCGTCCTCCTCGAATCTATTGCGCACGCCACGCGCGGCGACGCGCTCGACGATGATGCCATCGGCACCCGCGGGAATATCGAGACTGTCGCTCGTCGCCGTCACACTCGCGGGCTGCGAGACGTACTTCGCCCGGAACGTCTGCCCCGAGACCAGCTCGACGGGAAAGAAGTCGATCGTCGTTGCGCCCCGCTGGCGCCAGCACAGGTAACCCGCGATGCCCTCGGCGATGAACGCGGCGAGTGGCACCGCCCGGTAGAACGTCCCGTCCTTGATCTCGACGGACCGGAGCTTGCCGAGGTCCGTGATGCTCGTCGGTGCGGCCGAGAGGACTTGCGCCGTGATGCCGGCGCCCAGGGTGAAGTCGGCCGTCACCTTGGTGTAGAGGTCGGGCACGAGATCGCCGAGCTGCCGACGTATGCGCTGATACTCCGAATCGATGAGGGGAACGAACTGCGTGTCGGTCACCTGCAAATCGACGTCGTGCTCGGTCACCGTGCGAATCTGCGAGATGACCGCCGAGACCAAGTACGCCATCGCGAACAGCCCTCCAATGCAAAAACGCGCCGCCGCCCATAAAGACGACGGCGCGCGGTTGTTGACTACGGCAGAGTGTCGATCTCGTGCCAACGAAAGCCGACCTGCACCGACGTCGCAGTAGAGGCGCCGGCCAGCACGGTCAGCGCGAATTGATGGTTCGGGGGCAGGATAATCCCGCCCCTGAGATTGACGTCGACGGCGCAGCCAATACCGACGGTGTTGCTTCCAACCGAGCCGCCCAGCGTCACCCAGTCAGCCGCTACGCCGTTGGTGGCGTCAAGCGTGATTCCCACCGCGACGCGCGCAGAGCCCGCGTACGACGCCCCAGCATAGAGAGGCTTCGGCGTGATGGTGTTGGCCAGCGCAGTCAACACCGCCTGTACCGACACATTGCCCAGCAAACTGAGGTTTTGCACCGCGGCCGTATCGGCCACGACGCTGAAAAACGCCGAATCCATCACGTAGTACTTGTTGCTCGAGCCGTTCCACAGGCCGATAAGCGCCGCCGTGGTCGGGATTGCCGTTACCGGCGCTGCGGCGGTCGCAGTCTTGGCAAACCACGAATTCTGCTGCGCAACAATGGTGGTGTCCTGTGGCAGCGCGGGGGTTTGCAAAAGCTCGCCGCGCCGGCTGACATACGGCGTACTGAACGTTGATGTACTTGCACCTCGAACTTGGTAACTCGGTCGTGTGTCGACGGCCATGGGAATCTCCTTTCGTTACTGTTGCAGTTCCACTATCTGTCGTTCATCGAATGCTTCATCCAGCGCGGAGGCGGAGTCCATCTTGCGGAACTGCTGCTCAGCGATGCTGTCCACCGTCGCAGGCGCGCTCGTTACGCTCCATCCGACCGCAGTCGCCACCAACGTGACCGCGCCGAATTTCGCAGAGAGCAGATACGATTCCCGATCACCGTCGATGGCGTCCGTGCCCGATGGCACGATGGTCACCGGGTTGTCCTGGTCCGCCGTACCGAGGCCGTCCTTGACGGTCACGAACCGCCCTTGGTCGATGCCAGCCAGCGCTGGCAACGTGATCTGCCGAGAGCCCAATGTCGGGTTCAGGTCGATGACCCGTGATTCCGTCGTGACCGTGTAGGCGCCGCTGGCAATGCCTAAAAACGCCTGCTCGGTCTCGTCGTAATACTGGACGCCGTTGGTGGTCGTTCGAGCAGCTACGTACTTTGCCATGGCTGCCTCAGATGAGCGTTCGCCAGTCGAGGCCGTTGGTAAACAACTTGGTTTTCCCGAGAGCCACGCTGATGACCTTCGTTTTTGCGCCGTCGATCCCGCCTCGGAGCGCCCAGCGCGTTGACCCGTTCGTGCTGCCGCCAGCGCTGATGTTTGCCACCGAGCCCGGCAAGCACTCCGCCGTCGCGTCGAACGACGTCTTGCGGGTGAGGATGAACGGCAGCGACGCGGAGCCAACCTGCGTAACGGTGTAAAGGCCGTTGTCGAGCGAATTGACCTGGTTTTTGACCAGAACGGCATCACTCGCGCTCGGAGTGACACCGTCGATACTGATTGCGCCGTTGGCCGAGGCGGTCAGGGTCTTGCCGACGCCCGATCCTGCAGCCACGCACGTCGACAGCGCCGCCGCGGTTGCAGCGACCACGGTCCCCAGGTCGGAGCCCGAGAAGACTCTGCCCCACAGCATCGGGTCGGTGTCCGGCACGATGCCCGCCGTGGCGAGCGTGATGTTGAAGCTGTCCGCCTGGCCCCAGCCGTCCTTGACGGTCAGCTCGGTGCCGGGCGGCAGCGTCTTCGGGTTCAGGAGCGTGATGGTGCGCGTGGCGCTCGAGTCCACAACCTCGATGACCGTCTCGCCTTGAACGCAGGTGTAATCGCCGGAGATCTGGACCAGCACCGTGCCGTCGGGCGATGTGTATTTCGTGACGCTGGCGCTCGTGGCGGCCCCGCTTGCATCTGCTCGATTGAAAAAGCTCATGACCCGCGCCCTCCGATCATTTCGTGGTCTTCCTGCTCGTCGTCCTCGGCGTGCTCGCTCTCCTTCGCGGCTTCCTCGTCGTGCTCCGTGGACTCCGCGGCGTCGAAGAACGCCTCGAGCCCCTCACACAGGAGCTCGTGGTCGTTCTTCTTGATTGCGTCGAGGATCATTTTCGCGGCGGAGGTCTTCTCGTCGCCGCCCTCGTGCTCATATTCGTCGCCTTCGTCATGACCGGCGGGCGGCTTGTGACCGCCTCCGATCATGATGGCGAGCGCTGGGTGTCCGGGTTTCATCACGTCGCCTAGGTGATGTTGTAGACAACGCACATCTGCGACGGGTCATCCACGACCAGGTTGGCCTGCGAGCGCACGCGAACCTCGTATGCATCCGCGTCGCCCTTGCGCAGAACCATGTTGCCGTCTTCCTGGGCCACGTAGGCGAGCTCGTCGCCGGCGTGAATCCAGTAGACGTGCTCCATGTTGATGAGGTGGCAGCGCCCCTTAGGCACGTTCGCATCCGGCAGAAGCGGGAACTCTCCCGTCTGCCCGTAGAACTTCAGCGCCGAGAAGGAGAGGTTGTATTCATGGTTGTCCACCGTCGTGCGGCGGTTGGTCTCGTACCCGCCGACGAGGTTTCCCCAGTCGATCGGGTTCATGAAACCGTGGGTGGTCTTGCCCTTGGCGAATTGGCGAACCAGAGCGGTCGCGTTGATGATTGCCTGGCTCGTGCTCGAGGCCGAGCTGGCGTCGTAGCGCAACCCGTACAGCTTCCAGTTGCTCGAGCGATCGATGCCGTAGAAGCTTTCGCTTGCGGACGGCGGGGTGACGGGATTCCATCCGCCGAGGCCCATGACCTTCGTGCTCGTGCTGGCCACGAAGTCGCCATCGACGAACAGGTAATCGCTGGCCACCCACCCGAGAGCGGTCGGATCCGAGGACAGGGTGAGCTTGCCGGTCACGGGATTGATGCCCGTGATGCGAATGGCGGTCGCCGAGCGAACCGAGCCTGTCCCGTCGGCGGCAGCGGCCACGAGGTTCATGTCGATCTCGAAGAAGACCGCGTCCGACGTGGTGGCAAGCGTGACGCTTGGATCGCTGGCGCTCGTCGAGCCGATACGGCCACGGCTGCCCGTGCCCGCCTTGAACGACGCCATTGCGAGCTCTTGCTGAGCCATGCGCAGCGCGCCCTGGGTTTCCTCGTCGAGCAGGTCGATGAACGCGTTGTCGTCGCCCTGGCTGATTGGGATAGCCTGGCCGTCGACGCGGCCCGTGGCGTAACCGGGGACCACCGACACATCGAAACCGGTGTAGTTGGACTGGCCGTTGCTGCCGTCCGACTTACCCTGCGCCTTCGTGAACGAGTAACCCGCGGCCTGCGGGTCGCGCGTCTTGATGGGTACGTGGAACACTTGGCCCACGGCGCGCTTGACCACCTGGCCCTTTTTGCGGGCCGTGAGAGCCATGAACGGCTCCATCATCGGGTCGAGCATCAGAATCTTGGTGAGATCGCGGGCGTAACGGACCTTGAGAACTGCATTGGCGTTGGAAACAGATACAGACATGGCGACGTGCCTCCGGCAGGCGAGTGGTTGGCGCCCGCGCACCCCGCGCGGTTTGCCGTTGACCGCGCGATCCCTTCGCGGTCCCTCTCAGCGCTACCGAGCCCAGCTCGTCGCTTCTGCCGAGTCCCCTTTACGTCGGGGCTATGTCACCGGAGCAGCCCAGCTTCGCGCTTGGCTGCCTCGAGAGAATCTCTAAGCGACAGCTTCCCTGCGCCGTTGCGCGGAGTCGCGTCGTTGCGCCAAGTGCTCGACGGCGTCACCGGAGCGGCCTTGGGCGCAGAAGCTGCGGGCGGCGCCTTCTTCGGCGCGCGCTCTGCAAACTGCTTTTCGAAATGAGACAGGACCTCGTGACCATCGGGCGCGCGGCCGTGCTCTTTGTAGAACGACTCGGAGTACGCGAGCACGTTGGAACTGTGCACGCCGTACGCGTTCACGAACGGGTATCGCTCGGGCGACAGCGCCGCGCCCACGAGGCCAAGGTAATCGCGCTCCACCTTCGTCCGGCGTTGTGTGGTCTCTTCGGCCGCCTTGCGCTCGGCGGCCTCCCGCTCTTGCTTCTCGCGCTCGAGTGTGGCTTTCACGCGGCGGTCCACCTCGTCTTGCGACAGCGGCCGCGGCGCCTGCGAATACACGTGCTCGGTCAACTTCTGGTAGAGGTCGCCGACGATCTGGTCGTCGGTGAACGACTGCCGCAGTATCGCGAGCGGGTCGGCGCTGGCCTTGGCGGCCTGGAACGCGTCCCACTTGGCGGCCTTGTCGAGAGCGGCAGCCTGCGACGCTCGCCACTCGGCCTGCCGCTCGGTGAGCCGCTTGTGCTCGCGCTTGAGCCGGCGCAGATTGCGCGCGGCGAGTACTTCGGCCGGCTGCGCGCCGGGTTCCTCGACGGCGGGCTTTTCCTCGGCGGGCGTCTCGGGCGCGGGCGCTTCCGCGGGCGGCTCGGAAGGATTCGGCTCCGCCGGCGGCGCTGCAGGTTCCGCCGGCGGAGCCTCCGCCGGGGCCTCAACCGGCGGCGTGGCCTCTGCTTTCAACGCCGCAGCCAGTTCCGAGGCCTTGCCCAACTTCACCGGCATGGGAGGCGTCTGAGTCTGTGGTGCAGGAGTCGACGCGTCGGCCATTAAGGCAATCGTAAACAACCCGCGACGGCAAGCGCAATAACATTGCGGGATTATTAAGCTCGCGCTGTATACGCATGTCCCACTGAATTAGCAATGAAGCGCGAGTATTAGCACAATTCGTGAATGCTACATTGGCAGGCATGGCAACACTCGACGAGCCACGCGGCGGAAAGAAGTGGTACGACGGCAACCCGACGGAGATCGTCGGGCTCGTGCATCGCCTCGAGCGCGTGCTTTCGAGCGAGCGATTCCTCGACGGCGCAATCGTGCGCGCCTACCACGGCCGCCCCATGATTCCCGCCGGGCCCATGTCGACGAGCGCGAGCACGGTGCTACCGCGCGCCTCGCTTTACGTTGCTGGCCTCGAGGCGCTGGCGCAAGAGAACCTCCTCCGCTCGGCCATCGATACCGCGTGCTCGCAAATCGTGCGCGCGCCAGCGTACAAGTTCGTGACCACCGAGGGCTATTGGTCGCAGCAGGTGAGCGCGCGCAAGCTGTCGCGGCTTTTGACGGCGCTTTCGCATTCGGCCGGCGTCGAGGACGAGGCGAATCCCATCATGGTCGATTGCATGACGTGCATGGCCGGTTTTGGCATGTGGGTCATCAACGAAGACGAGCCGATCCGCTTTGAGCGCGTGCTGCCCCACCGCGTGGTGTGGAATCCCGCCGAGGGCCCGAGCCCGCGCACCATCGGCGTGCGGGACGCTATCCCGCGCAGCACGCTGCGCATGCGTTTCGAGGGCAAGGAAGTCAATGACCACATCATCAGCAAGCGGGACATCGACGAACTGCCCATCTACCGGCCCACGCCGGAATTCTTCATGGACCACCCGTGGTCGTACCTGCCCGAGTCGGACATGGTCGAAGTCTGTTATGCGTGGCGGAAATCCAACGGCGACGACGTGGGCCACTATACGATGGTCTCGGGACACGTGGTGCTCGCGGACGAGGAATACGACGTGCCCGTGTGGCCCATCGTTCCGCTGCGCTGGTCGGAGTCCTACGACACGTTCGCGGGCGTTCCCGGCGCTCGCCAGGCTCTTGCCGCGCAGATGAGGGTCAACCGAATGAACCGCGCGATCGACGAGGCGCAATCGAAGCTGTGCGTCCCGAAGGTGGGCATTCCCATCGGCTCGCCCGTGTCGTGGAAGACCAACGCTATCGCCGAATTCTTCGAATTCAACCCGGCGCTCGGTACGCCCATCGTGGTGACGCCGGGCGCGGTGCTGCCCGCGGAGTTTTACAACGAGGCGCAGCGGGTGCGCGCGTCGGTGTTCGAGCTGTTCGGCGTATCGCAAGCCGTCGCGCAGGGGAACAAAGAGGCGGGCCTCAACTCCGGTATCGCCCAGCGCGAGCGGCGCGCGGTCGCCGAGGGTCGCCTGCTCCTGCACGCCATGCGCCTCGAGCGATGGTACGCCGACGTCGCCCGCGTCGGGCTCATCCTGCTCGCTCGCCAGCGGGGCATGGGCAAAGTCACGTGGCGTGATCTGTCGCCGCTCGCGAAGGAGGTCGACTGGGAGCGGCTGCACGCCGAGCGCGACGAGATCGAGATCCGCGCGTACATCACGAGCGCAATCCCGACGGAGCCCGCGGGCCGCGCCCAGACCGTCGAGGAATGGGTGCAGCAGGGCGTAATCACCCGGTCGCGTGCGCTGCGCCTGCAGGCAGACCCCGATACCGCGCGCATCGAGGATCAGGAGAGCGCCGTCGAGGACCTGGTACTCAAGATGATCGACAAGGCCATCGTCGACGGCGACGAGGTCTCGCCCGATCCGCTCATGGGCTCCGACGGCCTGCAACTGCTCGCGGACCTGGGCGCCAAGGAGCTGTGCAAGGCGATGGTCATGCCCGAGCCTCCGCCCGACTCGCACATGGAGCTACTCCGCCGGCTCGTCGAGACGGCGAAGGACATGTCCACGCCGCCGCAACCTGCAGCGCCCGCCGGCGCGCCTCCTATGCCTCCCGGCGCTGGGGCCCAACCGCCGCAGTTGCCCGCAATGCAGCCGCCCGGGCCGCCGCAGCCCGTGCTTCAGTAGCTACACCGCCGGCGGCACAACCTCGGCAATCACGATGCCCGTGCCGCTCTCGTAGCGCGCAGGCGCGTATGAGAAGCCCACGGCCACGATGCCGAGCACGCTGAGCGCCGGCGACAGCGCGTCGTGATGGCGCTGATACTCGGCGCCCTTGCCGTCCATGTAGGTCTTCGCGTCGTCTTCGCTGGCGAAGATTTGCATCGGGTCGCAGACGATGTGGCCGCTCGCGAACTTGAGCATGCGCGAGACGATGTACGCGGCCTTGCTGCTGCGTGTGCCGATGGCCTGCGGGTTACTGTGGTGCTCACCCATTAAAACTCCCCCTTGCTCATCGGCTCCGTCGCTTCCTGAATGCGCCGCAGAGCCGCAAGCGCGTGGTCTTCGTCGGGCAGCCTCGAGGACTCCGGTGGCAGCGGCGCGAACGTCACCTCAACGGCGACCGCCCACCCGGGCAGCCCGCCTTTCCACGTCAGCACGCCAGCGTCGCGCAGCGTTTTGAGCGCCAACGCGACCACCGCGTTTTCGCCCTGCACGACGTCCTCGCTCAGCGCATGAGCCCCATCTCCCGTAGGTAGAACTCCTCCCGCTGCTGCTGCTCCGCCAAGCGATCCAACTCCTTCTCCTGGTCTATCTGCCATTGTGGCCTCTCGTCTTTGGGTTTGTCGCGCTCGTGATTGAGCGCCGTTACTTTGCGGTAGCCGTAAATCGCCGCGTCCACGACGTCGGGCATGTGCCCCTTGACCACGTCGCCGATCGCCTCGGGGTCCCACTCGGGTATGAGGAGCGTGTTCGCGAAAGCCTTCTCCGACTCGGGTATCAGCACCTTGCCCGTGCGCAGCCCGTCGCCGAGCAGGCGGCACGCGCTCGCCTTGCCGCTCTTCTCCGCTGGCTCCATCGGGATCATGTGCTCCTGCCGCAGGTCGATGATGATCGCCTTGCCGCCGCCGCCCGGGTCACCCACGATGCCCACGAGCCCGCGCTCGCGTCGCTGAGCCACCTCTTTGACGAGCGCAACCTGCGCGCTGGCGCTGAGCCCACGCTTGGCCTGCGTCTCGATGAGGTAGACGCGCGGGTTGTCCACGAGCCAGCCCCACACGACGACGGCCGTAGCGTCGACTGCCCCGAAGTCCGCGCCGATGACGTAGCTCCACACGCCCGTGGGCAGCGCTGGGATCATCGTCTCGGGCCGCAGCGCGAAGATCTGCCGCTGCTCGTCGGCCACGAACTCGCCGTAGAACTCGCGGCGGATGCTCGGGTCGGTCTCGTCGCAGCCGCGCACCTCGCACGCTTGCCGTATCAGCTCGCGCGGGTCACCGATGTGCGGATTCGATGACATGGGCCAGGAGTGCTGCCCGACGTTCTGCCGGTTGTGCATCTCCCAGAAGAACCCGCGCGGCGAGCCCGGCGTGCCCGCCACGACGAACGCACCTACGATGTCCACGAGCGACGGCACGATGACCGCGCTGTAGGTGTAGAGCAGCAGGTCGCTGCCCCAGTCCTGCGCCTCGTCGATGCACACGAGCGCGGTTCGGGGGAGCACGCCACGCCACTCGTCCGCCTCCCGCCTCGTCTCGCAGCCCGAGACCCAGATGCGCGAGCCATTGCCAAGCCGCGCGCAGTGGCGTGTGTGGTTCGCCTCCACCTCGAGCCCGAGCTCCCGGGCGATAAGCAGGAGCTCGTGCCACACCGTGTCGACGCCGCGCTTGATGGTCGTGGTGAGGTAGAGGACGTTGACGTTCTCGCGGCTGAGCGCCGCGCGCAGCATGCGGTAGATGAGCCCGCGCGTCTTGCCCGCGCGGCGGGCGGTGACCCAGCACTGTAGGAGCGTGTCGTCGCCGACCGCCTCGCGCTGGCCACTGTGGCAGTGCTCGAGCACGTCCAGTGGCACCGCCGGCTTATGCTGCGTCGCCTTGGCGGCCTGCGCTGCGAACACCGCGTCTAGTTCGTCGGCCAGACTCATGGGAGAGACCTGAGAGACTCAATTAGCGAGAGGTCTCTCTGTGAATTCACCAATATTCTCCCTCTGTTGAGAGACCTGAGAGACCTGAGAGACCTAAAGATGGTTGGTAGTCCAGTGAAAATGCACAGAAGTGATCGCGATCGGGGTCTCTCGTCTCTCAGGTCTCTCAGTTTGACCATTTCGTGACCCTTTCAGGCCCACTAAGAGCGCGCATAAACCCGAGGGCTTTCAAGCACTTGCCCACGCGCATTTGTTCGCGCTTACCACATGAGAGACCTCCGACCTTCAAACACCTCTCGAGCACGTCCCAAATCGTCGTTTCACGTATCGCGTTAGCCTGTATCCACTCCGCGATTGGCTGCAACCATGGGTCGGTTGGGTCCGTAGTACGCCTCTCTTGCTCGGTGGCACACATCGCCTCCTCGCCTCGCAATGGCCACCAGCGCTCACCCGCGCGGTAGAGCGCGACAGCTTCTGCCCAGAGTTGGTCACGGTCGCGCGCCAGCCCTTCGAGGTCGATAGTGCCGCAGCGGACCGGCCAGAACCGGCGGTTGCCGGTCTCGTCCATCAGGTACTCGTCGTCGTTGATCGTGCCAGCGAAGACACATTGTCGTGGCACGCGGACCGACCGTCGCCCGTAACTGGGACGGTATTTGTCATCACACTTGCTCAGAAAGAATTTCACCGCTTGGATGTCGCTGGTCCGGCGTAGTGCCGCCAGCTCCCCGAGTTCGATGATCCAATTGCCTGGGAGATCCTGCATTGCATCCTTCGTGGACAGGTCGGCGGCCGTGTCCGAAAACCAGTCTTCCCCGGCCAGCGTGCGCAGCGCGGACGATTTACCGATGCCTTGCCCGCCCTCGAGCACAATCGCATGGTCCGCCTTGCAGCCCGGCTTGACCCCCCTCGCCACCGCCGAGATGAGCCACCACTTGCCCACGGCGCGGTGGTAGGGCGTATCAGCGGCCCCGATGTACGTGGCCAGCCACGTCTCGATTCGAGCTGTGCCGTCCCACTTGAGGCCCTCGAGCCAATCGCGCAGCACCGAAACGCGGCACCGCTGGCCCACGTCGTCGACGGCGATGTTGACCAGCTTGTCCGCCAGCTGCAGCCTCTCCGCGCGCAGCAGCCATTCCATGATGGACGTGATGTCCGTGTCGCTGATCTCCTTCCATGTCCCGTCCGACGACCGCAGCAGACACCGCTGTGAGAAGTCGTCGAACCTGATGCGACCCTTCCAATAGTCGTGGTGCTGCAAGATCACCCGCGCATTGGCAGGCACGCGCAGGAGCCCCTTTCGCTTGTCATCGCAGTGGATGAGCTGCGCTCGCCACAGTTCCACGACTTCGGCGTCGGTTGCGACGGCCTGGCCGCCGCAAACACTCTCGAGCGCCGGCCGCGTGGCGGGCGGTTTCGTGGGTCTATCAGCCAATGGCTTGCCCCTGCCCTTCTCAATTCCGTCCCGGAGCTTGTGCTCGAGGTCGTACTCCGACCACGGCGGCTCGCACCGCTGGTTGTACTCACACAGAAGCTCCCACGCCTGCGCACGTGAGATGTTCCCGACGCGCACCTCGGCCCCGAGGAGTTTCGCTGGATCCCAGGTCTGGTGGTGCCCGCCCTGGCCCGAGATGGCCGGCTTGATCTTCGCGACCACTGCCCGCAGCCGCTTGATACGGTGCTCGTTGCTGTCCCGAGACGGCGCGGGCACGCTGGCCGGCGGAGCTGCAGGCCGACGGATGAGCTTCTGGTACAGCCAATCGGGCAGCTCGCCGAGCGCGAGCGATATCCAGCGGTATTGGTTCCCGCTCTTGTGCCGCGACGGGGCCGCGACGAATTGCCCACGAATCTTGACGTCCAGCTTCGGGGCAATCGGACGGTCAGTAATGAGCGCAGCGTCCTGCCCCGGTGCCAGCCGATAAATGAGGTGCATGCCCGCACCCGATCCGGATATCTGGTACGCCGTCGGCGGCATGCCGCCCTCCGCCGCGCCGAGCGCCTTGAGCGACACCATGCCCTCGGGCCCGTCGGCGTCGATAAGCACGAACTTGCTGCCGAGGTAGCACCCGATGTTCCCTCGGTGCGGAGTGAACTCGCGCCACACAGCCTTTTCGTCACACGTGGCTCGCTTCTGCCACTCGACGGGAACCGGGTGTTTCCCCGGGGCCTTGCACTCCTCGTTACCGCACTGACAGCGCCCCTCCGCCGTTACGCCGTAAAGCCGGACGGGTGCTAGCCCGAGGCTGGCGTACAGCTTGGCCCACTCGAACTTGGGCGCGTCGTCTGGCAGCGGCTTTGGGATGTCATTTTCCACCCGCGCCCCTCTCTCACTATCTGCCGGCCCACAACACTACGAAGCACAGCGCCGCAAGCGCGAGCGAGATCAGAATCCCGGGAGCCAAGGATTTATCCATGACTCAGAAGAGCAAGTCGTCGTCGTTGCTATCGCTCGGCGGAGGCGCCGCGTGGTGCACCGTCGTGTGCTTGTGCTGCTTGAACTTCTCGCCGATGACGTCGGTGTACCACTTGCCGTTGTACTCCCGTCCGCGCACACGCCCGAGCACGGAAATCAAATCGCCTGCCTTGAATCCACGCACGAGCTCAATGCTCTTGCCAAACACGATGACCTGCGTCTGGTCTTTCGTCGTGGTGTTCATCCACTCCGGTGCATCGGTTTCTACAATCAGCTTGGCAATTTCCTTGCCGTTCTTTGTAGGCTCGACAGTCACGCTGGCCAGGCGCCCCGTCATATGAACCTCGTTCTTTGACTCCATCGTGGTTTTCACGCTGTCCCCCCGCCGCTCAGCCGAGCTGACAGCTCCTCAATTAGGTCGCGTATTCGCGAGCGATTGAGTGGCCCGACGGGAGCCTCCGCAGCGGCGCGCATGATCGCCGACAGCGTGATCCCCTGGTTGGCTATCTCGTCCATGCCAACCGCGCGAATGATTCGGCGGAGCTTCTCCGCTTCGGCTCCGCCTAGCGGTGCACTCGGACGCTGAAGTCGAAAATCCCTGCGAGCCTTGCCGCGCATGAGCACGATCGCACTTTCCGACCGCCAAACTGCGCAGTCAATAACAATCAGAAATGCTTAGTTATTTTGGTATGACACTGTCCTACTGAATTGCGATTATTGCTCGCTTCGTTGCTATTCGCTGTCTTCCATCTTCGGCCCGCGCTCGAGCACCAGGGCCAGGTCCAATAGCGCCGTCTCGACGTCATCGCGCTCCCGCAGTGCACGCCGCAGCTCGCGAGCTACACGACGCAGCTCCTTGCGCAGGATGCGCTGAGTGATCGCGCGGACGTGAGCGCGGGTGAGGATCACAGGCTGTCTACCTCCTTACTTCCCATTTCGCGGATATTGCGCGCGCTAAACAGATCGTCGCAACGCCTCGCCGCCTCGCAGATCGTGTCCTTCACGCCGACGAGGATGAGCCGCGCTGGGCACCCGTCCGCGTGCTTGAGGGGACACTGGCACAGCGCCAGCGTGCGGGCTTTGCGCTCGGCCCACGTCACTTGGTGTCGATTCCCTTCATCGGCTCACCGGCCTCGATGTCGTCGGCGACCCTGTAGACAACGTCCTCGATGCCGAGGAAATGCGGGGCATGAAAGCGGAGCACGTTCGCGATTCGAGCGCGCTCCTCCCGGATCTTTCGGTCGACAACGCTATGCAAGTCGTGCATGTCGGGTGTCATTTGCTCGGCTCCATGGTGCCGTCGCTGTTCACTGCACGATCGACCTCGGAATCACCATCGGGATCGCACAGCTCGCAGAGCGCGTAGTTACCGACGTCCCACCGTTTCACCTCGTCACACTGCGGGCACACGGCTTCGGTAATCTTGGTCGGCATAGGCGCGACCTCACCGGTTCCCTCACACGTCGGGCACCTCATGGCTTCACCGTCTCGATGCTGCCCATTGGGCTGTCGGCCTTCTTCACCAGCTCTTCCATCTCGTCGAAAGCGCGTTCGATCTCCCCCTCCGGTAGCTCGTGTGGGCCGGTTACCTCGAACGTCGGCGGCAGCACTGCCAGCGCCGCAATCTTCCATTCTTGCCATGGCTCCCTAAATGCGGGGACGTCGCCAAGGATGGGAAACTGACGCCGCAATTCGGCAGCCGCGCGCGTACTCATCGCGGCGAGCCCTAGGGTCATTATGCCGGGATAGAAAAGATCCATCAGCTCGTGGACGTCGCCGAAGTCCTTACAGACGAACCGGCCCGAATAGGCGCTGAGCACGACATCGGCGGGAAACACTTTGGTCATCGCTTCGGCTCCGTAGTCTCTATGTGCGCCATTGGCACTTTGATGGGGCAGCACTCGCAGCACGGCGCGCCTTCCTCGTGTGGTCCAGAGCCATCACACGGCGGCCCCTCGCACACTGGGCAGACAGTGGTCTTGGCCTTCGCCATTGACCTGTGCATAGGGCAGTCACCGAGGAGACTGCAGGTGCACGGCTCGGCGGTCGCGGTCTTCGCCGCTGAACCCATGGCCCGGTTGACCGACTCGACGACCAGTGCGGCCAGCTCGCGCGTGTCCATGACGCCGATGAGCTTGCCGTCATCGCCCGCGCCTTCGTACACCGTACGGCCCACTTTGCGACCCACGCGCCACGGTTTTCGTGGCTCTGCCTGCGCCGTGGCCTCGTTCTTCACCACTGGATTGGCGGCCTCACGCAAAAGAGCGCGGTCAGCCTTACACTCGTCGCAGATTTCCCGCGCCGCGGACCAGTCCATCTGCCGCGTACCTGTCGGGAAACACTTGCAGCGATACATCACGCGCTCAAGGCGCTCCCGCAGCGCGCGCTCGCGAGCCTCGGCGGCTTCGAGCTTGTGATAGAGGTCTTCCGCCTCGTCGCCCCTCGGCGAAGTAGCACCGCACGCAGGACACTCGTCGCTCGTGCGCATCGGCTTGGGCTCCTGGTGACTGCGCCACTCGCTCATTTGGTCTCAGCCTCCATCACTGACCTTACGGCGCGGCGCCAGCGAGCAACGGCAAGCGGGTTCGCCTGCCACGTGGCCAGGCGTAAGAAGAACCGAAGCAATTCAAACACGCGGTCTGATGAGATTGCTTTCGTCATTCGCTCACCTTGGAGGCACGACCTGTCCCCGCAGTGACAGGTCAGCATGCTCATTTAGGGTATTGATGCGCTCCTGCTCCTCGCTGGTGAGTCGCCGCATCAGCCACGTCAGCGCGGCGATTCGGCCGGCGAAATCCGGTATGCCCGCTAGGGCGATATACGCCACCCTGATCAGCTCAACGTCGTCGGTGGCGCTCATTTTGGCTCCGTGGTGTCAGCTTCCATCATCGGCTCTTCGGCCATGTCGCGGATTTGCTGCGCGGCAAGCGAGGCCACCCGTTCGGTCAGCGCGTCCACTGGACCACCGCGCCTGTCGTAGATGGCCTCGCACCGACGCGCGGCTTCCTCGATGGTTTCGCGAATGGCGAGCGCCACTAGTTCGGGCAGGCCAAAGCGCACGATCGCGAGCCTCACGATCTCCTCTGCCTTCTCGCTCGCCCAGCTCATGGTTTTGACTCCTTGGTCTCGGTCACCGACATTGAACCTTTCGCCTCGGGCCTCTCATGTGCCTCGAGCCAGCGCTTGATGCGCAGGGCATCCGGCGCAAGGTTTTCGTCAGGCTCGTCCAGAAAGTGCAGCCGGTAGTCGTCTACATTTTGGGATAGTTGATCAATCGCGTCGACGAGGGTGTCTCCCACGCCGCGGATACCGCAGGCGACGATCTCCAACACAAAACAATCCTCCTCGGCGGTTATGGCGATTTCGGGTTGGCGGTTCCATTCCTCCAGTGGGATCGATCCCGAGTGCCGCGGACAGAACACGGTCATAGTGGGATAGCTGTTGACCATGGGTGGCTGGCCGCAGAACGGGCACGGTCTCAGGTCATCCATTCTTCGGCTCCACGGTACCGACCGCCGACATCGGCCTTTCTAGCTCGTCGGCGAGTCTCTGCCATGTCGCAATGATGTCGGATGGGAGCGGCCCGCCTTTCCAGTTTTCGCGCATGTGCAGATCATCCCGAATCTCGCGCGCGATTTGCTTCACCTGCTGGTCGGTCAGGTAGCGGCCGTAGCGACGAATCAGATCGGCCGTGAGACTGGCGGCGTAAGACTCACGGCCGAGCGAGTAGCGCATGCTGGTGAGCAGAAACCACCACATGTCTACCGGGGCCACCTGCGCCAGGTCGTTCACTTCGTTGGCTCCACGGTTCCGACCGCCGGCATTGACTCGATGGCCTCAACCATCTCC